GAGCAATTATGCTGGTCAAGGTGCCGTGATTTTAGATGATTTTGGACAATCTGCCCAAGATACTCCTGACAGTTCAGAGTATTTGGCTTTAATCTACATGATGACAGGAGTTGCTTTTATGCCTCCTATGGCCGCCGTTGGTGACAAAGGACGACTCTTTACATCCCGAGTTGTTGTTTCTACCACTAATCAAATGTTTCCCACGAGCTTGTGTGTTAAAACCTCCGAGGCTCTGTGGAGAAGGCGTAATATCTTAGTGGAAGCTTTTTCAGATCCTTCAAAAGATTTGGATGATCCTTCACGAATGACTTTTACCCTTTATGACCCATGCCCACGTTCAGGAAAGAATGCGTGTAATACCCCGACTTTGTTAGGAGGGGCTAAACAACATATGACCTACGCTGAGTTGATTGCTTATATTGTTCCTCGAATGAATGCTTTTTGCGAGAGAGATGAGAAGGCGGTTCTTGTCAAATCCGGTTTAACACAATTGGACCGTGATGCAATGAGGGCTGAGATGCATTCCGCTAGCGACCTTCCGATCCGAGACTTTGGTGAAAGTCCTGAGATTGAGGAAGACGAGCAATTAGCACCCTTTCATGAGTACTGTGATTGCTGCGAGGAACCATTGGAATTTGCGTGGTCAGGAGTTTGTTGTATCAATAAACTGTCACTTTTACAACAGAGTGAATGGTGGCGCGCTTTGGATGTCGTTGAAGACGTGAACCATTCTTTGGTTGCGTGTTGTTATACGAACACTTCATATGTGTCGAGTCACATTTTTGATCGAGTTTACGAAGACACTCCCCAGGAAGTGAAAGACTGTTTTTACAAGTCTTTGTTGGTAGGAGACCTCCGGTTGGATGGATTGCCCTACATATATCCCGACATTTCCTACGGTTATGAAGATCTTATTGATCCCTTGGCAGAAGAACACTTGGACCAAGGACTGCCCGTAGCAGTGCAATACCGAGAGTTGCAACATTACTGGAATTTGATGCGTGATGTTTGTGGCGCAGGTAAGTATTGTTTCGTTGAAGGTAGTTGCCCCCCACGGGGTTTTCGCCTCTGGCCGTTGTATTTTCAACCAGAACCACTTGTTGTGGAAATGCAAGGGATGGTGGAAGATCTTGAAGCGGATGCTGAAAAGAAGCGAGAAGAGTTAATCACCCAGGAAAGACATCAGAGAATTATTGATGGGTGGACTGCTGAAGACCATGATGAAGTGTTGGCCCTGTTAGAACAAGAGGAATCCACACGTGTCGAGCGTTTCATAGAGTGGTGTCAAAATGAAGGAAACTACCCTATGATGATGATTTTTCGAGGAATTGGAGTGGCGCTGACCGGTTTTGCGGCCTGGAAAGCGTACAAGTGGTTGAACAACGATGCTTATGTTGACGTGAAGGACGTGCAAGG